TTGATAGCACGGTGGAAAGATGAGCAATAATGCAGAGACAATCCGCGACTTTTTGATCTCACTGGGTTTTGAGGTGGATGGCGCGGGTGAGAAGAAATTTAGCGCGATACTGGCAGGCGTCACCGGCAATGTTCTTAAATTAGGTGCCGCCGTAGAGGGCGCAGCACTGGCGGTTGTTGGGTTTACGGCGCAGGTTGCCAGTGGATTGGATAAATTGTACTGGCAGGCACAACGCACAGGCGCTACAGCCGAGCAGATAAAAGCATTGGGTTATGCGATGCATCAGGCGGGTGGCAGTGTCGAAGGGCTAAACTCGTCGCTGGAGGGTGTTGCCAGTTTTTTAAGGAATAATCCGGGGGGCGAAGGCTTCCTGCGTAACATGGGTATTCAGACCCGTGATACCAACGGCAAGCTGCGTGATACCGCTTCACTCGTTGCTTTGGTCGGCGAACGGCTGTCAGCCATGCCACATTATAGAGCAAATCAGTATGCCAGTATCCTCGGCATTGATGAAAACACCCTCATGGCAATGCGCCGGGGAATTGGCGGCTATGCGTCTGATTATCAGCGGATAATGAAAACGATGGGCTACAACCCCACAGTAGCCGCCAAACACGCTAATACCTTTATGACCGAGCTGTATAAATTGAGAACGGTTATGGGGGTGGGCAAAGACAAAATCGGCGGTGAACTTGCCCGAGTCTTGACACCCAGTATAGAGAAACTCACCAGCCTGATACTCAAACACTGGCCGACCATTGAAAAGATCATTATGTCGGTAGTGAAAGCCATCCTAGACCTGTCTGAAATGCTCGGTCAATTGGTCTATCGAGGAGCGAAAGGTATCCAAGACCTGATCGGCTGGTGGAAGAAATTAGACGAAGGTAGTAAAGACCTGATTAAAACCTTTGGTGCGGTGCTTGCTGCATGGTGGGCGCTGAATGCCGGATTCCTCGCTTCTCCTATCGGTATCATCATGGCACTGGCAGCGGCTCTTTTCTTGTTGTATGACGACTACCAGACATGGAAAGAAGGGGGTGAGTCGCTGATTGATTGGAGCAAATGGGAGCCGGCGATCAACTATGCGCTCAATGCACTGGGTGAACTAAAAGAGACGTTTTTGGGTTTATGGGGGTCAGTTAAGGAACTGGGTAAGTCGTTTTCGGGTCTGTGGAAGTCACTGTCTCCGCTAATCGCTGAGTTTGGGAGGCTGATTGGCATAGACTTTAGCCGGTTCTCGGGTAAGGCTTTCTTCGACAGTTTAATCAAGTCGATTACGGACAGCATTACCTTTTTGACTTATCTGGTTGATGCCCTGAGACAGGTCATTGACGGTGACTTTAGTGGGGCGCTCTCCTCGCTTAAAAAAGCAGGTGGCGTCGTTTTAGATAGTGCGAAAAGCAGTATTGGTTTCGAAATATATAATTGGGCAAACGATAAGGTAAATAAGTACCTGTTCCCTGAATGGTTAGGGGGTGCGCCATCCAAAGACAATAACCAGGCAAGCGGTAATACACGCGGAGAGCGTAATAATAACCCTCTAAATATGGAATTTGCCGAACAAAAAGGGGCAACCGTAGAGAATCATCCCGAGCAGCGTTTCGCTAAATTCGGCACGGCTTACGAGGGGTTGGAGCGTACAGCATGGCAGTTGCGACGCTATTATAATGGGTTAACCGATAAAGTTCAGCGCCAATCCGTCGATTTAATTGTCAGTAAATGGGCGCCGCCCGGCAAGAAAGATAATAACCGCACCGAAGAGTACATTCAAAGAGTGGCGAAGCGACTGGGTGTAGGCAGACATGACCGTTTAGACTTAAATGACGATAATGTTATGTATGCGCTGATGAACGCTATGAGTCAAAATGAGATAGGAAAGCCGCTTCCTTACTCCAAGAACTTGATCATGGCTGCAATTGCGGGTGCACCCGCCCCGACAAAAGCATTGGCTAAAAACAGCAGCTTTAATTTCGATCCGAAGATGTTTGATAACGCGACAGCGAACATCAATAACATGCTGAGTCACACGGGTTACACGCCTAAGCGGTTGGAGTTATTAGCCAATAATCAACCAAACCAAACAACGGTAGCGCAAAACCTTACGATCAATGTGAATGGCGTTGATTCCCCGCACGAGGCCGCAGTACTAACAGGTGAGTCCGTACAACGCGCCAACGCAATATTAGTGCGCAATCTACAAACTAAGGTGAGCTAATGGATATTTTATCGACGTTATTTTCTCAGAATACGAGAAAGATTGAGATGATAGTACCGAGTGTGGTGATCTCTGAGAAACACATGGACTCGACAGAGATTACCGAGCACCCGGTACAGCGAGGTGCCTCTATCAGCGACCACGCCTATGACAAGCCCTCAGAGGTCACGATGGAAATTGGCTTTGCGGGTGGCGGCTCGCTGATTGATGGCTTTGATATACCAAGCATTTCTATTTTTGATTTTGATACTGGGGATATATTGGGAAAAAGTCCCAAAGAGGTCTACGAGCAACTGCTTAAACTGAAAGCCTCTAAAGAGCCGTTCGATGTGATCACGGGAAAACGCCGATATAGAAACATGCTGATCCGTGCAATTGAAGTGACGACCGATAAAACGTCTGAAAATGTGCTTATGGTCACTTTAACTCTGCGTGAGGTGATTATTGTAGAACTTGCAACGGTTAAAGGGGTTACTGCACCACCTGAGAGAATGAAATACCCATTGGATACCGCACCCGCTGTTGATAAAGGCACTAAAACACCGATTGCTCCCAAGGAGAACAAAAGCCTATTAATACATGCTAAAGAACTTGGTGAGAAACTGCTGGAGCGTTTTAAATGAACATTGTCGAGATCCCTTTGCAAGCCGAGAACCAACAATTCGATATTCAGTTAGGCGGCATTACTTATCGTATGCAGCTACAGTGGCGGGATTGTGCGGGATGGATTTTAGATATCATGCAACCTAATAGCAAGCCAATAGTGATGGGTATCCCATTGGTTTTTGGCGTGGATATTTTGGAGCAGCATAGCTATCTTGGTTTTAATGGTTCACTGATTTTTATAGATCATAACCCGCAAAAAGAAACAAATGGTGGTGAGTTAGGTTGTAATGAGCGGTTATACTTTGGGTATTGAATAGCTAACGCGAGGTTATTAAATTGAAGAATGTTATTTTTTATTTAGCATTTCTTTTTATTTCCGGTTGCGCTGTATCCAAGCCTCCAGAAGATACCATTCCTATTTTTAACACTAGAGATAACAACGCTTTGACAGCGGTGGCCACAATATTTAATGAAGATAAAGAGACTTATGAGTCAGGGGGGAAGTCACTGATAGAGTGGGATAAGGTAAAATTAGAAAGTAATAAAATTACTAAGGATGATATTGTTAGTCTTATTATTGGTAGTAACGAACTACCCCTAGATGAATCTTCTTTACACTTTTATAATATATACTATTTGCTTAGGGATGTTAACCTCATCGATTCGTGTGAGCTTAGTGCTAATTGTGTTCTTGGTGCTCTTGAGTCAGGTGCATCAAGTATGCTGAAAGATGGTGATCATAAATTCCTTGAATCATACCGAGCTGACAATAAAAAGTTTAAATTTAAGCATTATGATCCTGAAAAAATCAAACCCTTCATGCATGAAATTGCCACTGGGTTAGTTAAGATGAAGGAAGATAGAGAAAAGCAGGAAAACGAGGAAAACTCGAAATTCCCGGATACCGAGCCATTTAAATTTAAGTACACTAACGATGAATATGCAAACGCTGCTCTTAAATTAATAAACAATGCTAAATTAGAGGATCATAACCTTAGAGATCTTAAGGGCAATAAAACTAAGGCATACGGGAAACCTACGATTTACGGGAAGCCTTTCATTATAAAGCTATACACGTACCCCCGCGCATTGCTTAACCAAGTTAAAGAATGTGAAAAAGCATCTGCATATGTGAACACCGATATAGATAACCTTTGCAAGAGAGCTGTAGTTACAGGGGTTAGAGATTGGATAGACACGGCAAGAAACCCAAGCATCTCGGAGTCTGCATGGAGAGCCGCAGCTAGCGATGCAATCATATTTAGAGGCGCGCTCAGGGATGTGGATATAATGTTTTCTCATTGGGCGGGTATGGCTAGAGTTTACCAAAAAAACCTAAATGAAACTGGCCGTCTCAGTCTTTAGCTAGTGAAAAAAGCCCCTTAAAAGGGGCTTTTTCTTTTCTACGAGGTCAATTATGTCAAAACAATGGCTTCGCGAATGCAGCCTGATTGTTGCTGATGAGCAAGGTGAAGGCATTGATCTTTCCGAGCTGAAAATCAAATTCAATATTACCCGACCCAGTTTTGCTTATCCCGCGACGGGCATTTTCAAAATCTATAACCTGAACAATGAGACACGGGAGAAGGTTCGTAAGAACGAATATAAGATTATTAAGTTTTCAGCAGGCTATCGCGGAAATTCAGGACAGATATTTTTCGGTCAAATCCAATACACCTATACCGGACGAGACAGCCCCACCGATACGTATGTTGTCGTACAGGCACAAGACGGCGACCAGCCTTATAACGATGCCGTGGTCAATATCACGATATCATCCGGGTACACGCAGGAAGATGTGGACAGGCTACTGATGCGGGATATCGAAAAATACGGGATTCACGCCGGACTCAGGCCAGAATTCCAAAAGACCGTCGCTCCCCGGGGAAAAGTCTTCTTCGGAATGCACCGCGACGAGTTGAGTAATCTGGCTAAACAGAACGGCGCTGATTGGCGATATGAAGACGGGCAATGCCATATTATCCCTAAGCGCACCTACCTCACCGAGGCGGTTGTGCTGACCTATAAAACGGGGTTAATTGGGATGCCGGAGCAGACCATCGGTGGCGGGATCAATGTTAAATGCCTCATCAACCCTAAAATCAGGCCGGGAACCTTAATCCGTCTGGATAACAAGTCGATTAATATGGCGGGGAAATCTACGGGGGTTATCGCCTCTGGCAACAGTGATAAAGAGATGCCTGCGCCCATTGACGCCGACGGTGACTATGTGGTTATCAACGTCAATTATTTCGGTGATACCCGTGAAAACACGTGGTACATGGAACTGATTTGTGTGGCGAAATCTGACCAGACATTAATTAACCAATCCGCACTACAGGCAGATGTGAGACAACAATGATCACTCACCATGAACGAGTTAACCAGCCCGAAACGCCGTTTCTAGTCATGCAGGCGGCGATCAGTTCCGGGCTATACGTGGCCTTACCCTGCATTATTCAGTCATTTAATGCCAATGCGGTGACAGTGACTGCCCAGCCAGCAATACGCTGGAAAGTCACGAACAGCGAAGGCCAGACAGAATCGGTCGTGCTTCCCTTGCTGGTGGACGTGCCTGTTATTTTCCCGCGTGGGGGTGGCGTGACGCTGACATTTCCGATTAAACCCGGTGATGAGTGTCTGGTGATTTTTGCTGACCGCTGCATCGATTACTGGTGGCAGAGCGGCGGCGTTCAGGAACCTGTAGACCCGCGTCAGCATAATTTATCAGATGGGTTTGCGATTGTGGGGCCTCAGTCACAGGCAAAGAAAATCAGCGGCATCAGCACCAGCGCCGCCCAATTGAGAACAGACGACGGCGCAGCTTATATTGAACTGTCTCCCGGCGGTCATAACATCACGGTCAAAACGCCCGGCAAACTGACCGCAACGGCGGATGGCGGAACTGAA